TCTGCTAGTACTCTTGCTTTATCAAACATCTGCATGTTTTCATTAGATACGTTAGGGAACTTGGTACCAAAGATAGCTTGACCAGGTGCCCCTCCCTGTCTCCTAAACACTTTGCCTGGATACACGGAGAGGTCTTGCCCTGGGACGAGGTTAGTCTCGTCTACCTCGATAAGTAGGTTACCTGACAAGGCAGCATTATCTACTGCCATACGCATAAAGCCATTCATAAGTGTTTGTGTGTCATCCATGTTTTCAGCGATACCTACGCCAAAAATACTGTATGGATTCATTTCATAAGGTGCAGCAAAGTATGGAATGTAAGCAGGGGTAAACGGGTTCATTACCAAACGAATTACCTGACTGTTTGCAACCCAGATGTTTACACTAAGCTGATCTGCATCTTTAAGCTCTGAGGGAATATCGACTCCCTGATCTTCAATAATTTCTCTATCAACAAAACCCCAAAACTCCAGAACTTCGAAACGTTCTGCTTTATCTTCTTCTTCAGAGTGATCTTCCATAACCTGTTCCCACCACTCTTTACGGTAGTTTTCACCAAGTTTTAGAACGTTATCAATAGCATTAGAGCGGAAGTACGGACGATTTTTAAGTGCACGTACTTGAGAACGTGACATCTTATGACGTTCTACTACAAACTCTGCTTCTTCCATAGTAGATGCATCTGGGTCTGGGTAGAAGTTCCAGATAGATACAGAAGAAGTTTGGGGGATTGTTTTGTATACTGGAGAGTATTCACCCTCCTCGTTCCAGTTTGCATACTCTTTATCTATTGCAAACGGGCCTTTCATGATTCCTGTACCAAACAGTGCACATTCAAATGCTGCTGCACGAAGATGTTTCTTTGCGTGAGACTCTTCTAGTTGGTCATGGATTTTCTTTTCCATTTTCTTAGCAGCAACATCTGCAGGATGGATTTGCACTGCAGTTGGGTTACCAGAAGTTCCAGACTTAACATCATCAATAACAGGCTCTAACTTGTTTGTTAGACCTGCCAGACGTTCTTTAAACTCTGGATAAGTTTCTCCAGGAAGTAACTGTTCTTGACCAGTATCTTCAGATGCTTTACGTAACTGTTCGTTAGTTTCAAAGTTTACAGTTTCTTCTACACCATCTGGTAATTTTGTAGGGTCAATGCTCAGAGGGAATTTGTTACCACCAAACAGAACATCAGCAATTTGACCATAAGCAGCTAGTGTTTTTGTTTTTGTAACTTTAACAAAGATACGGGACTTTTCTGTAGAGGTAAACTGTACATCAGATCCATAAGTACCTCTGTAGTTTCTGTAGGCTTTGATCCAACGTTCTTCGTCTATTTGACGTGCTGTCTCAGCCTTGTTGAACTTTTGTTTTACAAATGAAACAATTTGACCTGCAACTGGATCTGTATAGTCATCCTCTGCTACATCTTCGATAGCAGAAGCCTGTTCCATATCCATTTCCATATCTTCAAATTCTTCTTCCATATCTTTTCCTTAATATCCAAAAGTGGGATCTGACGCCTGAAAACCAGTGCGCTGGGCAGAGGGATCAAAGTCAAATAAATTACTTCTCGGTCTAGTCATAATACCATAACGTAAAGCATCGTACAAGTGATCTTCTGCATGTGTGTCTACATCTTCTGGATTATTTTTATCAAGAGGCAGACTTGGTATTTGTGATATCGTATTCACACAATTATTAAAAAAGACTATTCTAGGCTCTTCTGTAAACTCATCAACCTGAAGTCTTCTATGTACTTCGTTTTTACCTGCAACACGAGAACCTTTAGATCTGTCTGAGGGTCTCCATCTGCAGCCTTTCATAATCATCTGTTCAGCGAGGCTAGGACCAGTATCACCACGATTATGCCACAAAGAAGAGTCAAGAACTCCATAACGTATCTTTTCCCCTGACTCTGCTTCTATCTCTAAGATAATATCTGCCAAGTCTGTAGCAGTTACTTTAGATACATACAGTTCTCTGTAGACTACTAACTGCTCTGATCCAGGAACTACAGTAAACCAAAGAACTCCAGTGTAGGAACCATAACCGTAGTCGCAAGCTCTAAAACGTATCCAGTTGCTTGGTATGTCGTATGGGTCAACAACGTGGATGTTTCTGTTAAACTCTGGGAAAGCTGCTCCTTCGTTAATATCCCAGTCACCTTCAAGCAGCTGTCTTCGTTGGTGTTCAGGCAAAGATAAAAGGTTGGCTTCATAGAGTCCATCGTCCGAAAGGTAAGGGTTATCAAAAAGGGTGGCTGGAATAAACTTACGTTTGAACAGAGGCTCACCCTCTCTGCTATGACCTTTCGGCCAAGTGATCACATCTCCGTTTTCATCAGTAGCATGGAACGCTTTGTTTGGAGTCTGAGGATCAATGAATGTTCTCTTTACCCACTGATGCCCTGGGCCACCAGGGTTGCTTGTTGCTCTCATATACAGTGGCAATCCTGATGCCTTAGTAGTACGGAGACGTGACCTCATATAGTTCCATGCATAAGGTGTAGGCCACTGTGTAAGTTCGTCAAAGCCAATCCAGTTAAAAGCCTGACCTTGGTATCTCATAACGTCATCATCTCTGTCAAGATATGACATCCACAATGTAGCACCCGATGGAGCTACCCAAGTTTTATCCCTTTCCATAAACTTGATTCCAGGGATAGCCTTGGGATAAAGTTGTTTGCTTACCGAAATAAGTTCCCTAAGTTCTTCTGTGCTACGGCGCACAAGAAGCATTCTCGCATTTGGGTTCCCCAAGTAGCGTACAGGGTCGGCAACCATTGCATATGATTTACCTCCACCAGCAGCACCTCCATAAAGAACCTCCTGTTCAGTTGCAGCCAAAAAGCTAGTCTGTGGACCAGGGTTTGGCTCAAATATAACTTCTTGTGCAACCTGCTCAAAGTCTAGTTCTTCAGGCTTCGGTTGAGCTGGTATACTCTTTTTGACCGAGGAGTCTACCTTCGAGCCTTTCCGCTTTTTCGAGGGCTTCTTTATAGCGTTGGGCGAGGTAGCGTTGAGTTGCAGCTTCTGTCTTACGTTTTCGCTCAAGTTTTACTCTCTTGTATAAACCTACGTGGGAGATATATCTTCCAGATTGTGTACTGAGCCAACCAGCTACTTCTCTGTAACTATAACGTCTAAGGTGTTTCTTAGCCAGCTCAAATAGTTCTAGTTCCTCTGGAACTGGTAATAGTATATCACGATCATCTGGGTCTTGTCTATAGCCAAATGGTACATGACTACCTAATCTTACCACAGGTTTCCAGACATACTCACCATCGACAAAATCTGGCTTAGGTAACGTCCAAGTTTTATTCGTCTTCATTATCTTTTTGTGGCAGAATAAACAGTGGACTTGCAGCAGAGACTTCTACTTTCTCTGTCTTTGTAAAGCCACTACGATCTAGGACATCTTTTGCAGCTGCCATCTTTTCTTTATTTCCTAGATCTGTCGGATTATTCATAACTTCAAACATAGAGTATGCAGCTTTTGTAGCAGACGAAGCAATAAACTTCTTAGTCAGTGCTGCAATCTCATCTGCAAGTGGCTCTGCTACTTGTCTAGAAGTAACAGCATCTGCATACCCAGCCAGCTTTTTAGCTGTCACTAGGTTGCCCCCAGCTTCCTCAAAAAGTACATCAAGGAACTTCTGTTGTTTTTCTGTTAAGTTTCTAGCCATTATGCCACCATATACATTATAAAACCTAGAGTACCAAATCCTAACGCTAAAAGTAAACTTGTAACTGTCCAAGTGATTATAGCTTCTTGCATCTCAGCTTTACGGTACTCTTGTTCCTTTTTTTGTTTTCTTATCTTAGCTTCTGTAGCTACAAGCTCATCCCAAGCAGATGGTCCCATAGTAAAGCTAATGTAGTCCTTAAGCTCTTTACGCATTTGTTCAGCTTTACGTTTAGCTGCAAATACTTCCATAGCTTCGGCTTCTACAGAACCACCCAGTGTTTTCCACCACGGAGGGTTCTTTACTTGCTTTTCAGCTTGACCTAAGTCAGACATGTGGCCAGCCCATTGAGTTAACTGGCTTGACATGTCCTGCAGGTCTTTGCCAATAGCAAAACCTTTTTTAAGTGCGTTGAAGGCGACTGTGGCCCCAC